GGCGCACAGAGTGATCAGTAGTGCGTTAGACAGTGACATCTATCCCAAGCTCCTTCTGTAGCTGGCGCAGCTCTGCGCGGTCGTCTAAGAGCAATGCCTGCTCTATGCCTATGTCTGCGCTGTGGCCACTCCAGCGCACGCCTCTGACCTCGTTTAGGCGTTCAATCTTAATCAGGCGCTTCTTGATGCGGTCAACCAGTTGCTCCATGCGCTCCTGCGGTGTGATGACGTATTCGCCAGTTGTTATATCGTAAGTCAAAACGGACACTCCTCTTCCGGTGTTTTGGGGCGCCACACTACTGCGACGCCGTGCATTTGTTGAATAAATTCTGTTAAGATAGTTGACCACATTAGAATTGCGCTACAAACCTGTCGTAACCATTTTCGCCTGCCAAAAACACTGGCATACGAACCTGCGAAAGTTTGTACTGGCCGGTTAGCACCATATACGCAGCACAAGCCTTCGCAAATTTTGGAGACATGTCAGGCTTTTTAGCCATAATGTTTTCTGCGATGCGGTTTGCTTTATCTAGCTTCTCAGTACGTGTCATTTTGATTCTCCTTCTGTACTTACTCTTGTTAACATTATGCTAACACATATGCAAGAAAAAATGCCCCACGCTTTCGCGCAGGGCAGTACAGGGAGGCGAATGAGGAACATGGTGTGTCCTGTGCATTCCACTGCACTATATTTAGTTCCGGTTTGCTTTACAATCCCTATGCGTGTTAAAAGTTAACTAGAATTTAACGGAGGATTACTCATGCTAACTGAAGAACAACGCGAACTCGTCCGCATCCTGAACCAGCCGCACCGTGTACACAACATGCTAGCGCTGTTCCGCTCATGCGAAAAAGCCGCGACCCTGATCCAAGATCAATCTGCTGAAATCGATAAGCTAAACGAAACGAAGCCGGCGCCGAAGAAGCGCGCGGCGAAGTCTTAGTAACCGCTCTCGCTCTGGTTCAAGCCAATTGCTGCGCCAAGGATACCGCCATACAGCTCTGGCTGTACTGTGAGCCTCCGGCGTAGCATCTCGTCCTGCATCTGGCGAGCTGAAAGTCTACCCATTGCCTGACGCTGCGCTGGCAGCCCCTGCGCAAACAAGATGTCAGACATCTGCTCCGCAACCGGAGCGCCGATGCCCTGCATCCGCGATGACAGTGCGCCCGCCGCTTGGCGTACAGCCTCGCCACGTCCACCGGTCATAAGCTGTAATAGTGTCGCTGGGTCTACGCCCTGCTCCGCCATCTCTTGGATGTTGCGCTGCGTGTCTGATCCGCCAAGAACGCGACGCTGAGTGCGCTGTATTGCCGCCTCTGCGTTCATGTAGCTCTCAAAGTTATTGAACGCTTGTTCAGATGGGAATGCCTGCTTCAGTGCCTCACGTCGCTTTGGTGATCCAAACAAACGCTGCACGTAGTCAGTGCGATCTGAGCCAGATGCGATGTTGCGGATGCGTGTAATCATACCAACCTTCATCGCCTCAACTTCGTCTGGCGTCATGGCTTTTACCTTGCGCGAGAATTGCTGCGGATCGAGTTTTTCAAACGCATCGCCGACGTCAAACGCACGACGCAAGTCCATCATATCGGCGAACTGTGAATCCGCCTTGGCGTATGCCTCATTTAGGTCACCAAGCACACTCTTGAACTCATTACGCACCGTCAGAACGTCTTTGGCTCTATCGTTTAGCTTACCTGTCACAGTGTCTGTATTCTGCGCGATAACACGATCTAGACCCTGTGCAATTTTCTGTAAGTAGGACGTCGGCACAACGTCACTCGCAAGCGCCGTCTCCAAGTCTTTTATTGGCGCCTCGCCAAGTGTGTCCGCTCGGCTTTGTATCGCGCGGAATGCATCTTTAAAGACGCGACGGTTTGCATATTTGCGGAACGGCTCTGAAGACACGTCGACATCCGCTGCCTCGTATAGTGGCTTGAACTTCTCAGACGCACTCTCGTAGATGTCGTCCAAGTAATCCAAGCCATACGCGCCCGCGGCGTCCATCTTCTCCGCTGTCGTATCGGCAATACGTGAACCCTGTTCCACGCTGCGCTCCATCAACGCCTCAAGCACGCCAGTGCGGCGAGCTGATGGCACTGCCTGCGCTGCATATGCGGCCCCACGAGTAGCTTCTCCGATGTCCGCTGGCATCATAGGTGCGCCCGCCGCTTGCGCCCTCTCTAGCACTCCCATGGCCGTCTCCGGCGTTAACCCTTCGCGCTCTAACGCTTTGCCTGCGCGGCGCTCTGCAAGAGTGCGCGCACGTTGAGCGCCACTAAGCCCGAGCCCGTCCAGTGCACGACGGCCGATGTCGGCAGCTCCAGCCGCGGCGAACGGCACGGCACCGCCCAGTGCGCCGCCCAGAGCGGCTCCTGTGGCTGCGCTTTCTAGTCTGGGGGTTAGCCCACCCTCTCCAACGCCAAAGCCTGCTATGCCACCCTCTACGGCGCCTGCGGCCGCGCCACGGGCTGCCGTCGCACCAAGGCCTGCGGCACCAGCTCCGGCCATTGCACCGCGGGCAACTAGGCCGGCGGGTATGAGTGACGGGAGAACGGCTCCGCCAATTTCCAATGCGGCGGCCGTCTTAGGACGTGCGGCGCCATACTGCGCGATGTCCTTGCGAATTTCTGCAAGCAGCTCGTCACGATCTTGGCCGCTGAATGTTGACCTAACGTAAGCCTCCGCCTCGTCACCGAAGCCAAGTAAGATGCCCTGCGCAAGTGTGCGGACGGCGCCGGACGTTGTCGCTTTCGGCTTCTCTACTGGCGCGCGCTCCGGAGCTTTCTGGCTCCGCATGCGCTTTATCTCCTGCAAGATGATGCGTACATCGTCCTCGTTGCCAGCAGCCTCGGCTTGCTTTGCGGCTTGGAGTAGTTGGTCAACTGTAGCCATTAATCACTAATCCCATACTTCTTCAGCATTGCATCAACTTCGTCTAGTCCGCCAAGCTCACCTTCAAGGCGAGCAATAGTTTGGCCCAACTTATCGTAAAGACGTAGAATATTCTCAGCAGATTGTACCGGCATATTCTCCGGATCAATGACGCCACTTAGGCTGCCAAGCAATCTGATGTCGCTATCAGAGAGAATACCTAGCTTTGCGCCCGCCTTAATAACATCAGCCATATTCTGGAATGTCATAATTGCGCCAAGCTGATTGGCGGCAGATTGGAAATCTTTAAAGCGACGCGTGTCAGGCACGAAGCCTTGGCGCGTGATGAAGAATGAGCTTGGATCAAATTGTCCGCCCGCAACGGCGCTCTCCAAGTATTGGTCAAACGCTTCGCCCTCTTCCATACCAAGTGCGGCAGATAATGCACGTTTGGCTGCGCTCATGGCGCCTCTAGCCTCTAACAGCTTGCCCTCAGAGACTTGTATCTTTTCTTTCTCCGCTGTCTCGCGCACATTCGCTGCCTCAAGGTCGCCCTCTAGCTCAGACATGCGAGCATTATACGCATCCATCTGGTCGAGAGACGCGTATGTGCCAAGTTGAGATCGGAGCGCCGCAATTTGCTGGTTAAGGCTGACAGTAGACTTAGGCAGGCCAGTTACATCTGCGGCCGGCGTTACACCAGTGACAGGAGCCCCCATTAAAAGGGCATCGATTTGCGCCTTGCGAGCTCGATCTTGCTCTAATTGCGCAACTTGTATTTGGCGCTTGCGCTCCATGTCTTTAAGGTCGCGAAACCCTGCTAGTGTTGTGTTGAAGGCTGTGCCTTCTTGGCCGCGTAAAGCTGCGCCTGCGTCGCGCATAGCAGCAAATGCAAGCATTGTACGCTGGTTGCGAGAAAGCCCCTCGAACGGGTCTTCTGATATTGGTTTACTTAAAATATCAAGAAGCGCGTCTGTCTTTGGAGTTGCCTGCGTGGTATCCAAGCCACGCTGCGCCAATGACATCTCAGAAAATGTTGGCTGGTAACGTGATGTGTCTGACTGATCAATTGTAACTGTCGCTGGAGCGTTGTCGCCAATTGCTGCGAGCACGTCTTCAGTTTGGCCAACGCCTAACCCAAGATCACGCAATGCTGAATACTCATTCATGTAACCAGTTTGCGGTGATTGAACATTTTGACCAGAGGGCACAGGAAAGTTCATTGACGACGTTTCCTTCTGGCGCCGCAACTGCTCTTGCTCGTTCATCTGTGCAGGAAACATTTTCTGCAAGTCTTCTGGCGTTGCTTCATCTCCGGCGATTGCGTCGGTTAAGCCAAATCGGTCAATGTCTTCTTGTTTAAGTATGTATGCCATTAGACTGCCCCCAAATCAGAGTATAGACCAGTATAGTTTACGCGTCGGTATCCGGTTTCATCAATAATCACATGCTCCGGATATTTCGCCTCAACTTCTTGCGCGATTACACCTGTGGATGGATATTGATCCGCACCGATGGATTTGGCTTCCTCATTCCAGTCCCAACGATAAAGATTAATATCGTTGATCTGGCCAACTTTCTTTATGTTCTTTTTCAGTGAGATGTCTGAAAATGGCTGCCAACCCATTGCGCCTGCACCTTGGCCAAAGCTGCCCAACGCGCTAAGCGTATACCCAAGTCCACCTTCTTTCGTCGTTGTTGTCCCGTAGCCTTGTGGAATAGCACCGGCTGTGCCCGTAAGAACGCCAAACTGTGTAAGCGGATACTGCATTGCCGCAAGGTAATCTTGGTATGGCACGTCAAGCTGCGCCTGCGCCAGCGCACGCTGCGCCTCTCCGGCGGATGTCTGCGCGCCAAGTCCGGCAAGCTGCGACTGTAGCTGCTGCCCTGCAATCGAGCCAAGTCCGGCTGCGCCTTGAGCGCGAACACCCGCAGCGGATAGCGCCGCCTGCTGGTTGGCCAAGTTGGCTTGCTGCTGAAGCTGCGCTTGCTGCGCTGCAAACTGATTAGCCGCCGCCATGTTGCCTGATCTAGCCGCTTGCTCACGAGCTGCCGCAGCTTCCGCCGCTCGCTGATTAAGCGCCTGTGCTTGTGCTTGCTGGCCAATATCAAACTGAGCTGCACCCTGCGCTTGCTGGAACGCTTGCTGCATTTGCTTTGATACTAAGTCAGAGGCTTGCTGGCCATATTGTTTTCGCGTCTCAGCTTCCGCGATCGCTTGGCGAGAGCCGCCAAATGCGCCTGCGGCCTCGGCTTGCGCAGCCTGTTTATTTAACGCCATTTCCTGCGCCCCACCTAGCGTGCGCAGACTACTCTCAATTACGCCCTGTGTATATGGCGACATGTAGCGACCAATGTCTGCTGATGCGAGCTGTCCTGCTGTTACGTCGCCGACTTGACCAACGCCACCCATGCGCTCTGCCGCACCAATATCAGCCGCCTGCGCCTCTGGCGTACCCATTTCAGCGAGCTGCCCATAAGTGCTGGCAGCTTGCGCGTATTGTGGGCCACCCATACCTAGTGAGCCGTACCCGCTCATCGCCTGCTGCTGTAGAGGCGTCATGCCTGCAACGCGTTCCCCTTCGTACGCTTCATAAGGTTTAGCGAGAAAGTCTTCAGCAAACGGTATTACCGTTTCCTTCAGGAAGTCTTGCTGGAATCTTGGCATTGTCGCCACTTCTGTCGTTGTCTTCGAGCCCATCAGGTTAACTCCATCACATAGTGTCTGTAGACTTCGCGAAACGGTGACGCGTCCACATATTTATCAAACCCTATCCTGCCGTCCGCTTCGACAGCTCCCAGATCGGCTTTGCGCGCGAGGTTGGCAAATGTTGCGATCGCATCGTTCATCCACTTATCCATTTGCGTTCCGCCCATAAACTCGATCTTCAGGGTGTTTCTCTGAGGGTGCTTTACGACGGACGTTGTCACGGCCGCTACCAGCGTGTCCTCGACGTGAACCAGCCACATGACTGCGCCCCCGCCTCTTATGTCGTCTTCAACGTCCTGCATGGTGACGTTGTTGGCTTGCCTTGCGACCGCCGGAGCTATGAGCTCCATGCCTGCACCCAGAAACCTGTCAAAGTCATCCTCTAGCACTGGCAAAACTGTCACGCGTGGCGTTGGGTATAAATGTACAACATTATCTGTCATATTAACACCCCTAGCCATGCAACCTCGTAATTGCAATCGTTGACGCAGGCGCGGCAGGCGCAAATGCAGTTGCACTTGTGGCATCTAAAAACCCGCTTGTGCTATCTACGGCCCACATAGCCTCTAAATAATCATTGGCACTTACATCAAAAATCGCAGAGCGCGACACAACCAGCACGGAGTTGTTTTGGTGCAGCGCGTTTTTCATGGTTGACCCTGTAACGTCAGTCCCGTTGATACGAGGCCAAAACCAGAAGTTGACTGTGCTGCCAGATGTTGATGCAATTTGCGCAGAAAAGCTAATCATGTATTGACCAGCTTCAGCGAACACAATGCGACTTGCAGGCGTTCCATTTGTTACACCTTCAGCAATGCTAGAGGTGTATGTTAGTGCATACGCTGTGTTTATAGCTGCCGCTGTCTGGTTTGTTGTGACTGCGCCAGCGTATTGACCGTCCTCTAAGACAATCTGCACAAACGCGCCATCCTTGGACACAACAGGGTACTTGTTTGTCTCATCCCACAGAATAACGCCGTTCTCCGCTGGGCTGTCTGTAGACGTTTTGAAATACAAACGCGGCAACTGGCGCTGCAAATACGTTGTAAGCTCACGCCCCCACGCCTTGAGGTTGTCAGTGATTGGCGGGAGTACTGGTGCAGCCATTAGCGGCGACCCCCTGCTTTAGCCTCTACGCGCATCGTGCCGACCTTCCAATTCGCCAATGTTTGACCCTCTACTTTCATGCGCACCTGACGGCCCGAGAACCGCACAGATGTTGGGTCTGACGGCGTATATGGCCCATGCGTGTATTCGGTGTCGTTTGGATAGTAGCGGCTCTTGAACGTCACGTTGACATCGCCCTGCGTCTGCTCATCCGTAATGAGATCGGTGACTTGCATGATGTTATCGCCGTTGCCAATGCTGATTGGCCCGCTTTCCGCGTAGACTGTCCCACCGCCGTGCGCCAAACCGCGCTCGTGGTCATAGACGACTGCGCTTGCGTCAGACAGCATAGGATAGGTGAACACGTTGCGCTCAACGCCGCATGTGCGGGATAAATTGCCAATTAACCAGTGACCCTCTTTGTAGTCATATGCCACATAGCGATCAATCTCGTTTGAGCCTGATGAACAATAAAACCACCAGATTTCTCCAAACTGACCGTTTGCCAATGCCCATGTTTTGCTAACCTGAGAGGTGTTCAGATCACCAAAAACATAATCGTGAACCTCGCACGGTATCTCTGAAACGGTATTGCCGTTGAAGCCAAAGAAGCCGCGCTGACCCATCCAGAACGTGCCCGCATCAACATCTGCCACAGCGTTTCTGGCGATCAGGCCGCATGACGTTCCAACACGTTCAAAAGAGTAAACGTAGGGTGGGCCAATGTATCGCGCCGTATGTGCCGATGTTGTGGTCAGGATTAGCGTCTGCCCGCGTGTGCGGATCGCTGTCTGTATCTCGCCAGAGCTTTGCAACTCAATGTCGCCAGCCTCGTTTGTGGATGCTGGTGTCCATGTAGTATTGTTTTCTCGGTCACTCCACTGCACCTTGCGAGGGTTGCCGCCTGCGCCTAAAGCAAACAGGAAGCGCTCCTCTGTCACAATCAAGCCAAGGTTGTCTATTGGCGCGTTTGAGATTTGCGCTGCTGTAACTGCGCCGTTTAGCTGCCATTCGTACAGCTTACCGTCAGCAGATGAGCAGGCAACGAGATATTCGCCCCAGTTGTCCAAGCTCCACGTTGTCGCTTCAGTCAACGTGCCAGTTGTGCGGGCTGTGCCGTACGTCTCGCGCCCGTATGCACCGTATCCGTAGCCAGTATTGAATACTGCATCAACCTGACCCGCTGTCAGACCGCTCGGCGTGATGTCGTATGTCGTGTTACTCGCAAGTGCCGCATAAAGCTGATTGTTTGACGCAGCCGCTATGTAGCGCGTGCCATCAATCGCCTGCCAAGTGTGCATGGCGCGTGGGGTGTTTGTCATACCCAAGTCGCCATCTGTGCCAATCAGCGTGTTTTCAGTCCACCCGCCAATCGGTCTGAGCGAATTATTGCGCCAACGAACAAGCGACCCGTCACGCCAACGCCCCGCAGCGTCAAGGTCAGTGCCTGTTCTGTAAAACCCCGCTGGGAGTTTGAGGGGTATTAGAGCCATTTTTATGCCCCCATTGCATCAATCTGTGCCTGTAGGCTATCACATTTTGCTGAAAGCTGCTTGATCGCATTTACCATAACTGGCAGCAATGCGCTTTCTTTTAGCTTCAAGTTTTCAACATCACTGTCGTCTACGATGGTTTTTGCTGGTGCGCCCGCTGCATCAAAGATGGTCTTTAACTCTTGCGCAGAAAAACCAAGGTACTCTTGTTCTTTTTTATGGGTTCCATCTGGGGTTGGCTTTTCTGTAACATCGCCATTTTCATCAAACTCATAGTAATCAGAGCGCATGTCCCATTTGAACGTGATTGGGTTGATTTGGTTTATCTGGTCTAAGCCGAGGTTAAAGTTAGTCTTATCGGCTTTATCGCGCTCATCTGATGTCACCGTCCAAGACACACGAATGTAAGCATTTGTGATGCTATTGTTGCCTAATACGATCTTGTTGCTGTTGCCAGCCAAGTTGCCTGACGGCGAACTTGTTGAGCCAGCTTGATAGCCTATGGCGGTGTTGTTTGATGTGGTGCCGTTGCCACTGGTACTCATTGCGCTATGGCCTAGCGCTGTGTTGTAAGAGACTGTTCCAGTGCCGCCATTGTTTTTATCTTTCAGGCAACTACTGCCTATTGCAACATTTCTCTCATAATCAATGTCATAAGTAGAAGATGTGTACCCGTTTAAATTACTGTTACCGATCCCAATATTATAGCTGTAGTTTGTTGTTCCTGAGCCTACAAAACCTGAATTTAAGTTAGTTTCACCAATAGCAACATTATAGTTGCTAGTGAAATTTCCAGACCCCATAGTGCGCAAGTTACCAGCACCAATGCCAATACCCGCATAAAACTCTTGGGTTGTTCCCGTTGCTGTAGAATAACCACTACCGCCATTTTCTGTGCCAACAAAAACAGCTTCTCTCGCGTCTACGCTTACCCCTGTTGTAGAAGCGCTGTACTTTAAGTTGCTATGACCGACACAAACCTCTGGGAACCTTGCTAAAGTGGGTGATCCTGTTGATGATGTCCATCTAACATTGTCATCGCCAAAAAAGGCTCCACCACCGTTCCAAGCGCCAATAGTGTTCCACCCCATCGCTGTGTTTGCGCCAAATGAAATAATGTTGTTATTTGAAGCCCCCGCACTCGTATTCCAATTGTTAAAACCGAACACGACGCGATCAGGACTGCCTGTCTCTTCACCATCTCTAACCAACACCATTTTGCCACTAAGAGCGCCAGTGCTAACTGAAAGGACAGCGTTAGCACCTTCTATAGCACTGCCACTTGTGCCATTAAAAACAGCGATTTCATGGTTTGTAGTAGATGAAGGGCCAGTGACGCCTCCGCTACTATCAGCAAACGAAAGCCCCCCAGAACCATCTGTTTGCAGCACCTGACCGCTTGTTCCGTCAGTCGTGGGCAAGGCAAATGCACCTGCAAAGTCTGCAAGCTCATTAAGCTCTGCCGCCGTGACCGTCATGGCAGTGCCACCAATTTTCCACGACCCTTCAGTAAGATTTGGCGCGATGGGCGTTGTTCCGTCAAGAAGGTCATCAATGGTATCTAGGTTGGTATTGATTTTGTCACCCCAGCTGTCAGCCGATGCGCCCACCTCTGGCTTGGTTAGACCATACGTTGTTGTTGTTGTATCAGCCATCTAAGTCTCCTATGCAGCTTCTGACCATGTGTCGGTTGGGTCAGTCACATCAGTCCATGTATCTGTTGGCTCTGTAGCCTCTGTCCAAGTGTCGCTACTTGCCGATTGAGTTGTCCATACACTATCATCATCAGCCTGTTCTGTCCAACTGTCGGTGGGAGGCTCCTGATAGTCCCAAACAAATCGTGCCGGCAGGGTTGGTATGCCTGCTGTGATTTCTACAACAGTCAGCGCGTATTCTTGGAAGAATGGCAGTGTGTCAACGACAGGCGTTGTTTCTATGCTAACAGGGGCAAAGTTAGAGATAACCGCGACAGTTGCAGCCTCTACTGTAGGTGCGCCAAGAATAATTCCTTGCGGTACAAAGTTAGAGGTTATTGCCGCAGCAACATCATCCACAATGGGTGCGCCAAGAGTAATCGCTTGAGGCGTAAAGTTACTTATTACTGACGCATTCAGGCTGTCAACGACAGGCGTTGTGCTTATGTCATCCGCACTAAAGTTATAAACAACCGTTACGCTTGCGCTATCTACAACAGGAACACCAGCCGTAATGTCGGTGGCAGGGATCGTTTCATTTTCAAAGACGGACGCGCTGTCAACGACAGGCGTTGTCGTGATATTTGAAAACGTAAGATTATTTACGCCCCCTACACCACCATCATCTGCGAGAGGCGATTTTGCGAGTGCGTCAAATCCTAACATGTCACCACCTGATGAATACTACGAAACATTTATAACACAACTCATCATAATGTTATAGCTTCCATAATCTCCGCTGGCTTCAACAAACCTGCTTGTATTTGCGTCATTCTGGATTTCATAATACATCTTAATTCTATTGTTATTTTCGCCAGTTTCTAAGTAATTCCCATTCCAGAAAGCACCATTGATTGATGGCTCTGTATTGTATGACGAATATGTTGCAATTAGTATGTTTGGCGGGTCATAAATAGTTGCTGTCAGCGTTTGCGTTGAGGGGATTGCGCTTGTCTGACCACTATTGTTTGTTGATGAAACTTGTATAGCTGTTACGGGATTAGTAGGCCTAAATGTAAGCATTATTGCAGCATCATAGCTGTCACTTGTGCGCGTAAATGTTGTTGTCAAGTCTGATGCCGATAACAGCTTATACTGAAACATGTCCTCAAAAGTGCTATTTACTGAAGCTATTTCCGTAAACCCAGAATATACAGTTGGCGCAGGGCCAGTTGCCGTTGACGAGTATGCTATGGCAATATCTCCCTCCTGAGTTCCAGATGGGACTTGTATATTGAAGTTTGTTGTGGCGTAGCTCACTCCGACAAACGTAAATGATTGAGGGGTTCCCGCGCCCGCCGCCATTTGCATTCTGCGGGACAACATACTCATATTAGCACCCCTATTCTGGCTTTACGGGCCACACAACAGAATAAGGAAAACCTTCCTGCTGCGGCACATTTCTCAAAGCAACCCTGTAATCTGATTGCGCCTGTGTCATCGTGTAATCACTGCTTGCCCACCAATCGGTTTCAGCAATAAGAAAGTTTCTATGCGACCTGACACTTTCTTCGGCTTCCTCTGTGGTTTTATTCTCAACAGTGTAACCTATCTCCCACTCACCGCTATAAATAGGATTACCAATTAACTCAGGCATTGGCTCTTTGGTGATCGGGTTTATTGCCTGATCCTCTTCTATGTAGCCAATAATAACCTTGCTTGGCTCCTGATCTCTAACCAAAACCTGTGTTATTTTGTCGTAAGTCGGAAGCTCTTTCTCAGTAACGCGCTTCACATTATAGCGGCGTAATATTACGTCCGTAATTTCTTTAGGAAAGCATGTCTGAGGATTGTCACGACGAAAGTCAGATATACTGTAAGGATACTGAACCAAATCATTTCCTGATACTTTAACTAACATAACTTTTTCCTGCTAATTAAGACGTTCATTGCATTTCTGCCCCAGCCTCAAAGCCATAATAAGTTGATCCGTTGTCGCGTGTGTAAAATGTTAATACTGTTATATCGCCTGCTGCGGGGGCATCTGGTGCTGTGCCACCAGCCCACTGAACGTCCACAGCCCCAGAATTGTAAGTGCGTGCTGGAAAGTTTAACGTGGCAGTTTGCGAATTGCTAACATCATAAACATTTGTTCCATCGTAAGAATTTGCAACAAATAAGTATTGCCCAGTTCCACTATAATCAAAACGTATGTCAGTTGGTGTGAATACAGTGCTATACGAAGTCTCAAACGTCATATCTTTGATATCGTAGGCGTTCTCTAATCTAAACTGAGCGATTATGTTGTACTGATTTTCGCAAATATAAAGTCTTGTGCCATCTCCATTAAATGCAAACCCAAGAGGATACCACCCTTGGTTTAGATTACTTGAATAATCAATTAACGCGGTAGATATATCATAAGCTGTGCTAAGAGAATATTGAGTTATTCTATCAAAGCCGTATCCCATGCTATAAAACTTAGTGCCGTCATTATTGAACCTTACACAAGTTGCCGAGGCATCAACTAAAGTAATAGTTTTGCTGTCATAAGAAGCTGTAGTTATGTCCCATGCTGTACTTAAAGAGTATTGGTAGACCCTACCACCATTAAAATCACAGACAACCAATACAGTTCCATCACTGCTAAAATCAAAGCTATTTATGTTTGTTACTTCACTAAAACTTTTAGTAGCTATTAAAGTTATGCCCAAATCTGGCCTCTGGCTTGTAGTTGAATTGTAATGAAGAATTTCGTTGACCACACTGCCTTTACAGTAAAATCTTGTGGCTGATGAGGAAGCGTTTGGCCCCACATATATCTTATGATCCAATGTCAAGTTTGTGCCAAGAAGAGTTGCATTCCCAATATCATAAGTTGTCGTGACTGACTTGCCTAGCACATTCATGGTAAAAGAATGGCATGGTCTTGCATCTGTTGTTGGCGGGTTGTTGAAGGTGAAATAAAGGTTATCGGTGTGGTCAGAAATGTAAAATACATTGCCACTTGATAAATCCAGAGCGCAGTTTCCTGTGTACGTCCCTTCTTTTTCTGTGATAGCTTCCTCAAGCACATCTTTAGCACTTGCTGTACCAAAAACTTTTGCGCTTGATGTCAAGTTTAACAATGAGCCAGTTGAACTTTCGTCCATTTCATCTCTGGTTATAACATCAACCCCGCCTTTAAAATTACCAACAACAAAATTTGAATATGGCGGGTCATCTCGTCCAGCAAAGAAAATCTCATTGCTGTTTTTATAATAAAAGCCTTCAGGTTCGGCTACGCCAACAGAAGCAAGTGTTGAACCGTCTGAAAGATGAAGGTCATTATCTATATAGAGTTCATCAAATGATGCTGTGCTTAAATCATATGCTGTAGACAAAGAGAATTTTGCAAAAATAACATAATTGGCAATAAGCAAGTAAAGCTCTGTGCCATCATCATTAAAGCTGGCTCTGTAGCCACTACCAGAGGGGCCACCAATACCATCTGATGAAAAAGAATAAACCTCTGTAGTGTTGCTTGTTATGTCATATGCAGTTGTTAAATTATATTCTTTAATGTCGCTATACAGAACTCTATAAAATTTTGTACCATCATCATTAAACAAACCCTGATATGCAGTAATGTTATCCCAAGTATTATGGAGATATTGAGTAAAATCAGCATCGTGAAATGTTGATAAATCCCAAGGGGTTGGCGTAGGGGAACTACTGCCGTCATTGTAAAAGACATAACTAGGGCCAAGCAACCAAAAGGCTGTACCATCAGGCTTCCAAGTAATCGTATCAATAGAGGCATTGTAGAAATATTCATGCTCTAGTGAGGCTGTAGACAAATCCCACGCGGTGCTTAAGGCATACTGATATATGTGGCCTGATTGAACAACAATATAAAGTTTTGTTCCGTCTGACTTAAATTGAAAATCGGTAACTCTAATCTTAGTATAATACACTGGCTCGTTAAGAGACAATTGCGCTTTTTCTAACAGCTTTCCTCTTGCGTAATTACCTTTACCAATCTCCCAAGAGTTCCCGTCCTCAATGGTGTATCTCGTTGTGTCATTATATGAAAGACCTGCGCTAGAAAACGTTTGAAAGCCGCTCTCAGCCGCACCCAACTCTACAGCAGTTGTGCCAGTAGATGCTGCCGCTACTTTAGCTCTATTGGCTAACTTAACCATATTTCACACCTTATGCTGGGTCAGGGATTTCCACATCAAACGTGGCTACAGTAAAAGTATTACCAGACACAACTGACTGTGACGTTGTAAGCGAACCTGTGCAAAGCAGGCGGCTCTCAGATACGTCTGAGATTGCATAGTGCGTTGCAGTGCCTGAGCCTGTCACTGAGCCGTCTGAGATCGCTGCGCACGCTGTCTTGCGGCCTGACGTATCACCGTCCTCTGGCGCACCAAACGATACTGAGGTGCTATTGCCTAGCGTGTAGGTGCTTGTCGCCTCTGTGTAAGTCGTAGGCTCCTGTGAGCAAATGTCTATGCGATCTGCCTCTAAGTCCAGCTTGGACAGTGCGGCGTCTAGCACATAATCTGAAATGGTTGCCATGTCTTTCTCCTAGAATGTGTTGACCTGCATGCGCAAGCCTGAGCCGCCAAACTTGGCTTTTTCGTTGTTAGCGTTTATACCATCGATTGCGTTTTGGTACAACGACGCCCACACTTGCGTGCGCTGATCGTCAACAAGGTAAGGCGCTGAGTGCACGAGCGCGCCATACAGATATGCATCTGGAAAGTAATCAAGTATCCAGTTTGAGGTATTGCTATCATCGAGCGGCGTTGTGCGTGCGTAATAGTACAGCTCGCCGGTGTATGCACTATCAGGCGTTGGCCACACTTCAATCTGACCAGCAATTATTGAATAATACAAAGGGCGCCCAGAGGTGTCTGAGTTTGACTGCCTTTGCTTTTGCATGAATACCGGCGTGACAAGGTCAATCGGACGCTCGTCAAAATCCAAATGAAAACGCACAGCTTCCATGAAGCCGCTTGGCAATTGCGTATAGCGCGCGTCGATGTCTGCTGTGCTACGCTCTTCCATACGCCAGTGACGTATCTTACGATCCATGTCGGCTTCAGTAAGAGCGATAAAATCCGGAATGACGCTAGTAAGGTCGTCTCGATTTAACCAGTTAGCGACCGCAGTCTTTAGCTCGGAATAAGTTGTAATGCTCACAGCGTGCCCGCCCTTGTCCTAAATACTCTGTTATCTCGATCGTTGAGCCACTGCTTAAACTTCTTCGGATCGTCCGCAATACCTCTTCGCTTGAGGTCATAATACACGTTTAATGGTATTGACGCCACCTTGTTGACGTCGCGGTGTTTGTCGGGGGTATCGTTGTACTGACGCTTGTTTGCTTCCGCGATCGCTGTGACGTCTTGCTGCGTCTCGATCACGTACTCGCCCTTGTCAGTAACGTGCCAATATTGTGTGATGCCGGTGAGCGGATCGTGTCCAAATAATCTCTTTTGTGGCATACCTATCTCCCAGAAGTGAGAGGGGCGACCGAAGCCGCCCCGTCAGTCTTATGATACGTTCAAATCCGCGACAACTGCGTGCGCCGCTTCGTTGGTTACCTTCAAGCCGAACTCGGCGATAACCATTGATTT